ATTAAAGATTATCCTCCTTTTTTATGGAATAAAATTAATGGTATTGTAGACTTGTCCAATGCTTTGAAAAAAGCACAAGCGTTTAAAGAGTATGCTGTAGAGGTATTAGAAATGAACCCTAGTGCTGTTGATAAGTTTATTGTAGACGTAATAGAAACTACATTTGAACAACGTAATAAAATTTATCAATCATTTGATAATAATAAACAGTGGTATAAAAAACAAAACGTTAGAAGCTACGGAGATCAAATATACTTTACTAAAGAATCTATAAAAGAACAATTAGAAACATTAACTACAGCTAGAAATGCAGTAGGAAAACCTTTGACTAAACAAGGTAAGATGTTAGTAGAAGATTTATTTGATGTATTTTATATAGCTAACCCTGTTATAGATTTAAACTTTACAGGATTTAGAGGAAAAAAACGATTTGATTTCTTGACAAGCGTTAATAGAGATATAAAAGAACTTCTTAAATTAAAAGCTCAGGAAACAAAACTTACTAAAGGATTAGAAGAATTTTCTAAACAATCTACTTTAGACAAATTATACGAGCAAAGAGGTGCATTACAAAGAGAATTTGTAGGTTCTTTACCTGACTTAGAACAGACATGGTCCATAAAGGCCCGTAATAAGCAGTATATGGCTAGAGAACGTTATAAGGTACTAGAACTAGCAGTAGCAGAAAAAGACGCTAGAATAGAGCAATTTAAAAAAGATTTTGATTTTGACAATTTGATTGATTACGTGAGTGAGGATATTACACCGCCATCTACATCAAGTCTATCTGAACCTGTAGTAGTAGACACTGCTAAACCAGCAGTCAACAGAACTAAACAAGTTGTTCCAGATTTAATTGATATTGACGTTCTTACAGATCCTAAGAAATTAGATAAATTAATTGATACAAAGAAAAAATTAACTAGCAATCAAACAGAAGGTATTAAAAAAGATCTAGATGACTTGCGTGATGTTATTAAATATCAAATAGCAAATGGTAATCCTGGTATATTGTATAATATATCTTCTTTGTATTCTAATTTTTTTCAAGGAAAAAATAGAGAGATAGATTTAATTCAAGATGTAGATGGCTTGAGGTTAAAGTATTTTGTAAAACACATGAAGAATCAATACGGTCCTAATGATGCATTTGACGCTATTCGTAGAAATAAAGAGTTAATTAATCAAGCACGTAAAGACTTATACGTTGATATGACCGATATGGTTCCCTTAAAAACGTTTGCAGAATATGCTAAAGAACAAGACATTTTTGTTAAAATGATGTCTGATTTAGAATTGTTTAAAAAAACAAGAATAGATTATAGAAAGTATGTAATGGAGTGGGCTAATGCTAATGAAGGTTCTATAACTAAGCTATCAGATCAAACACAAGGAAAGATATTAAAAGATAAAGACAATATTGTATATGGTTATAATAAAAAAACTAAAGTAATTAAACCTTATAAAAATATAGGGCAGCTAGAGAAAGATATAAAAGCTAATCCTCTTATACAAAAAATACCTATGGATAGTTTATCTTCTGTTATTACAGACAAAATTAATTTTATGTTTCCTATAGATGCAAACTTAAGAAGTCCTAAAGGCATAGATCAAGTGTTAGGTATTTATCAAAGATTAGACCAGTTAATTTCACCTTTTGAAAAAAGGTTTCAATTAGATAGAGGTGTTAAATATAATCCTAAAACTAGACAAATGGATGAATATGGTATTTTAGTTCCAACTGCTACGTTAAAAACTATAGCTGAAAATATATATGAAAATCATAGTATAGCAAGTCAGCTTAAAAAGTTTAATGTAGATTTTGTAGGATTTAATAAAAAAATATTAAACACAAAACAAAAAGTGTATACAGCTAATCAAGATATATTATGGGAAGTTGCAGTGTTAAGACACGTATTAGGTCCAGATAAATTAGGACCAAAAAAGAATAATACGTTAGCTGAAGAACGCATTGAACTACAAGAACGTTTAGATGTAGCAGAAAAAAAACTTAGTAAAATATCAGAAAAATTATATTACACTGATAAACAAGGTGACCAGGTGTTTGTAGATGCTAATAAATACACAGATGTAATACGTAATCAAGTTATACAACCAATAATGGATTTTGCTTTAAAACAATTTATAGAAAGTAATTATAAAAATATTGAAAAAGCATTTGGAGAAACTATATATAAAAATGTATATAGTCCTGCTAAAAAATATGCACCAAGTCATCCTTTGTTTTATCAACAACGTTTAATGGAAATGTTTTTTAATGCTAATGGAATGATTAGTCCTTCAAGATTAATGGCTTTTGATAAGTCTGTTAGAATTAAACAAGACACTGTTTCTGGTTCTGAAATATTGCGTAACCATTTTCATTTAGACGATGTTAAGTTTTTAAATTATGCTTTTAATGTTCGTCAAAATATACACGATAAATACAATCAGTATTTAAATAAAAGCGGAGAACTTGACTGGAAATTGTTAGATAAAACATTAGTTAAAGGACAAACAAAGTTCACAGTAGGAGATCAAATTAGAAAAGAATTAGAATCTCAACAATCAAAATTAGATGCAAGGCAATTAGAAGTCGGTAAATTTAAAGAACAAAATGAATCTGCTCGTTTTTATCCTTACATGGGTTCTTTAGAAGTTAAAGATAATAAAAAGAAAATTGTCGAAGAATATTTACCTGCTGAAAAAGAACGTATCATGTCTAAAAAAGTTGATCAGCTACTAGATCCTAAAATGAAAGAGGATGTAATGAATGGTGAAGCGACTTTAGATGATGCTAGATTTGCTGAATATCAACAATTAGAAAATAAAATTTTAAAAACTAATAAGTATGAAAATCCTAATGTAGATCAGGATGCTGCTGACACCTTAAATCAAGTACCTACTAGAAGAGGCAAAACAGTATATGCTGGTTTAGGTATGTCTACACACGCACGTTCTAGAACAGAAAGAGCATTGCCTTTCTTTAGAACTGATGGTAATGTTCCTTTAGAATACATGGATAGTATGTCAAGAGGTTTGACTCAAAACATTAGTGCATTATATACTAGAATTTATTTAGATAAATTTTTAGAACAAGGTAGAAAAAATGAAACTATGTCTGATGTTATTGAACAATGGCATTCTGCTTTATTAGATTTTTCTAAAGGTTATATGGGACAACCTTCTACAAGAAATATAGAAGTACATGGTTTTAATAAAAAAGATTACGTGTTATTAAAAGAATGGCAAGATTCTGGATATGATCAATCGTGGAAATATGGAAAACTAAACAATGTTCAAAAGAAATTATTGTTAGATATGGAAGCAGCAGCATTGCCAACTTACACCGAACAACGTGCTATGAAAAAGAAGTTAGTAAGTGAGTTAATAAAAAAACATGGTAAAGATTTAAAAGGTGTTACCAAAGAAAAACGTGATGAATTTTTTGTAACAACAATTGGTCCTGAAGTAAAGAAAGATTTTACTAAATGGATGGAACAGTCACAAACAGAAAACTTAAATTTACTTATTGATAAAGATAACATAGATAAATTAAAGATTAACTTTACTCCTAGACAATGGTTTAGCGATGAATCTGTTGGTAATACTATGTTAAAAATTGAAGGCAATATTAACAAAGTCTATGGTAAAGCTACTAAATCATTGTTAGGCAAAGAAAAACAAATGTTTCAATCATTACCTGAAGATCCAATACTAAGGCATAAAGCTATGGTAGATATGGCTCAGTATATGAGTGACTTAGAAGGTAAATTTGAAGTATTTAGTTTACTGTTTCACCCTAAAGCTGCAATAACAAATGTATATGGTGGTTATCAAAACGTAATAACAGACACTGGTTTTACACATTTTGTTAATTCATTTAGAGAAGATTATTTAATAAACGAAGTATTTGCTGGTAAAAAGTTTAGGATATACGATCCAAAAACTAAAACATATCAAGATAAAGAATTAAAATCTATGGAAGATGTACACATGATGATAGATAGTTTAGGATTGTTGGAAGGTAATTTGTTACAAGAATTAACTTATCTACAAGCTAAAGAGCCTGCTCAGGTTAAAAAGTTTTTATCAGAACTTGTAAAAAGAGTTACACAAAATACCAAGAAAAACAAATTGTGGGGGAACTCTAAAGAAGTTAACGAAAAAAATGATGCTTTTGTTAAAGAAACTATAACAGAGTTAGCTACTAAATATAATGTAGATGCTGCAGCCATGGAAGTTGGTAGTGTATTTATGTCTGCATCTGAAAAACTATTAAGACGTAAAGCGTTTTTATCACATTATTTAAAAGCTAGAGAATTATACGCTGATACAAAAGGTAATATCAAAGTAACTGACGAGTTTTTAGTGAAGACTGCTAAAAAAGGTGTAGAAGGTTCACAGTTTATCTATCACGCTACATACAGACCTAACTTTAGTAATACTGCGTTTGGTCGTGTAATGACACGTTTCCAACCTTATATGTGGAGTAGTATTAGACGTAGAAAAACTATGTTTGAAGATATGATGGCAGTAGAAGGGCACGCTAACTTTGAAGCTACTAAAAGATTTGAAAGACAAATAGCTAATGATGCTATGACTATGGCGTTAGCTAGTGTATTTGCTTACAGTATATTTGAGTATGCTTTATCGCCGCCTATGAATATGTTTAAAGATACAGCTGAGTTTTTATTTGGTGATGAACAAACTAGAGAAAGAGCATTCTTTAATCAATATCCTATCAAAGCTATGGCACCGTTACAGATCGTAACACCTCCTGCTGCAAGATTTATTATGCCTCATGTTAATGCTTTAGTTAACGGTAACTACGAAGCATTCTGGAATTATACTGCTTGGACATATTTACCTGGTGGTAGATTGATGCGTGATGTTTATAAGACAACACAGAAACCAAATTATTGGATGGAATATTCTACTGGTATACCTCGTAATAGCATGAAATGGTATGGTCAGCGTGTTGAAAGAGAGCAACGCAATAGAGATATTATGTTAGAAAATTTAAGTGATGAATAAATGTTTTATTTAGCGTTGTTCTTTAGAAAGCTTTTCCAATAAAATTTTCGACTCTTCTTTTTTTGTAGTCAAAAATTTTATTGCTTTTTCAGTTAGTTTTTTTATTTCTTCTATTTCTTTTTTTAATAATTTAATTTCTTTTATTTTTTCTTGTTCAGTCATAATTATTTTCCTTGTTATTAAGATGCCCCACAATACTTAAGATACATATCTATCGACTAAGAAGATATGTTTTTAGTAGCCAACCAATCGTAGTATTTGCACAAGCTAACAAATATAACTTGTGTGCGAGGCATCTCAATTTTATTTAATCATTACAATCAGGTCTACGAACATCAGTTAAATCTAAGAAATCTTCTGATTCCCTAATAGTTTTATCTGATTTATTTTTCTCTTGCTCCATTATAATCTTGGCAGCCAAAGACATGATCGCATTGATTTCTTCTTTACTCAAAGTCATCACGATTCTCCTTTTCAATTTGTAATAATCTTAAGAATCTTTTTAGTGGTATTATAGCTAAAGATTCTTTTCTATCCATACGTGTAACAACAACGTCTACATCGTCACCGTGATAATCTGGATACAGCCATTGTGCAACTTTCTTTCTTCGCTTTGCTTGTATGCATGTATCTTCGACTATCACGTCAACAACTTCTGATTTACCTAGTGATCTACCATCTGAAGCATAGGCCCTCTTTGCAGAAAGGCCCATGTCTTTAGCTGTATTCACGATCTCACGTTCGAGATTGTTACCACGTATTTTATTAGGATGCGTCACTTGTAGCAAGATTTTGATCCATCTCAAAGATGTTAAAATCCTCCTTGTATTTCTCTACAGCTTGCGGTGATTCATCCCACATTCTAAAACCTGTGGAAAATTCCATAGGTCCTACACGTACGTCAAACCACAAGTGATTACCAAAATTGCTATCCATTCTTGCAGAAAAGTTTAAGACTTTTAACAATCTTAAATGTGCTTTCTGAATATTATTTTTATCACTATAACTTGGTTTAACTAATGTATCTAGTTTAATCATAATTACTCCTTATTTGATTAAATTGCATTGTATTGGTATCAAATGCTGCAGTCATTTCAAACCTACCTTCGTCACGTGATTTAACAGAACTCACTATACGTACTGCATCGTCACGATTACCTTTGATAAGTATTACTTTATCTGCTTTTTGTACTACATTTGATGAACCTTTTAACGAATGCAAATTGATTACGTTATTACTAGCAGAAGATTTGTTTAAGTGATGTATTGCAATAATAATTATATTTGTTTTCTGTGCAATTTGTTTCAATGCACCAATAACTATATTTTGCTTTTCTATTTCACCTTTAACAAAGTCTACTTGTACTTCATCTGTAGTATCTACTACTAACACTTTAGGTTGGTACTCAGATACTACTTTCTTAATTGAGTCTATTCGAGGTGCAATGGTCATAACTTGCACGTGATCTAACTTATCTTTTAGAGTAAATTCAGGATTATTTTTGTATTCATTAGTAATCCATTCTTTATCTTTACCGACAGCTATTTGACCAAACCTCCTGAATATTAACTGTTCATTCATCTCTAAAGATAAAAACAATGTATGTTGTCTTGCTTTTACTATTATATCTTGTATAAAAGCAGTTTTACCTAAACCTGTATCACCAGAAAATATTACTAATTCTCCTGGTGAAAAGTTGTAGGAATCACATCCATATATTTTATCTAATTGAATAGAGTTTTGCGACATGGTATTTATAAGGTAATCTCTTAATGAGTCTTCTAACTCATTAACACCCTTAATATCTAATTTATAGTCTTTACGTTTATAGTAAATACATTTAGTATCACAATACTCAGCCATGATGTGGTCATCGCAGCCATATTGATAATTACCATCGTACACATTTTTAACAGTTCTATTTACTTCTTCTTCACTCATTTGACCGTCACTCCAAGTATGCATACCATTCAAAGCAACAATAAAAGGTACACCTGCACGTTTGTACGTGCTTGTCATACGCATCATTTTGTTGTTTCTAGCTCCAATGTGTGGACCTTCGTTGAATATGTGCTGCATACACGACACTACGCTTGTAACGTCTGAACTCTTCTTACTAGAGTTAGGTTTTGTTACAATAGTAGGTGATGCAATAACCATTGATTGAAGATAAGGTTCTACTTGAGGTGTTTTATGCAGCGTTTCAAAGAAATTATCTGAATCACTGTTAACCCACTCTAAGTAGTTTTGTCTTGTAGAAGCATAACATTCAAGATCTTTGTAAGTTATGTCACCTATTTGTGATAAAGGTATCCATATTTTATGTAATTGTGTTTTTGGATTTAACGACCATTTAGTTCTGATGATCCTCGTTTTATCATAGATTGAGTCTGCAAAGTCAAAATGTTTATTCATTGTAAGCCTTAGCTTATCATGAAGTGTTTTACTTTGTTGCAATCCAAATACATTTTTCATTTCTATATGAAAACCGTTACCACTAAACCATAGGTTAATGTCTTCTTCCATTACGCCTTTATCGAACATTTCAGACAAACACGCTTGAATATATCCTATCATTTGATCTTTAGGTATTTCACCTTTGTCTACATCTAATATGATATAATCCAATGCACATGAACCATCAAAACCTTTTACAGTTCCAGTTTCAGTTACGTGTTTATCGAAACTTTTATCAAACACAAAATAAGAACGATACATTTCTTTCGACCAAGAGTAATCTAACACAGCTTTCTTATATTGTTCTGTAGTTACTACTTGATTACGATTAGAAATACTATCTTTTACTATTTCGACATAGCAGTCTGAAGTGATTCTGGAATCCCTCCGTATTTCTTCATGTTCGTTGCCATCCATCCTTTTACCTTTTTCTGTTTTGTGTGTGATACTTCCATTAACATTATATCTAAACTTTCGAACAATTGAGGACTTTCTCTCAATTCTCTCCATAGCCTAGAGTATGTACTAGCAGTATGTATTTTACCATATTTTAATTTTCCATATAATGGAACATTAAGTTCAATGTCGTATGAATAAAATGTATTGTTGCTAGATTTATCTGCTTGTTCTGATACCCAGTTAAGCAGTATTGTTTTAGCAGTCACTAGAATGGAAGGTCATCTAAATCTACAGATTCTGTTGGTGCTTGAACTGCACTATCTTCTTTTCTGTAATTTTTAGGATAACCTTTTGCTAATTGAGCTTCAAAATCCTTACCCAATTGAGTTTCATCTTTCCAAGAACTAACTGTAGACCATATAGCACGTTTATATTTTCCAGTTGACGGATAACTTAAACAAGCTATTTGTGAATTTGTTAATTCTTCTAAATTGATGTCACCAGTATCAGATATATTTAGATCCTTACCTGCTGCTAAGAACAATGTGTTTACTAAATCAGGATATTTCAAATCAGATACAACACCGTTAGTGTCTTTTTCGTAATTCTGATTCATAAATAAACTATATTTGTAACCATTGCTTTCATCGGTTAACTCAAGTTTAACTGTTGTATCACTATATTGTGATTCGATCTGTTCTGCTGCGGTAACTGTACACTTGTTGATAAAGTATTTTTTGTTACCTCCGCTTGTATTGCTTTTTATTTTAGTACCTGTAATAGCCATTAGTCCTCCTTTTGGTATTTGCTATTGCGTTCATCTACTGCATCATTTACAGCATCCATTTCAGTCATTATAGCTTTGTCAACAGCTGCCATAACTAATTCATAGTCTGGAAACTCAAAGTCATAACGTTCTTCGTCTGCTGCAAAAGGTACGTGAACAAGTAAATATCTACCGTGATTATTATTGATCCATTGTGTTTCACCTGGTAGTAATCCACTTATTCTGTGTTCTTGTGGCATTTTTTTACTTGACATCTTTAGGTTCCTTTTTAGTTAAAAGTTCCTGAAAATGTAATACAGCTCTTGTTACTTTTACTTTCGTATCATAGTAACCTGTGCCACGTTTCTTCATATAAGCTATATGCTGTTCTTTAGACATAAGCTCCTTTTTAAGACATTCGCCTGCTAAATCATCCATTTCTTCCAATGATTTAATAGTTGGATTAACGACTTTTTGTTTAGCTTTTGCGTTCTCAACTTCTTCACGAGAAGAGATTGAATGATTAACGCCAAAACCTGCAAATGCAAGGGCCCTACCCACCGCACTCGTTTCGCCATTTTCCAAAGCGCTCGTCTTATTAACAAACCCAGTATTATCTCTTTCAGCCGCATATCCTGTGTAGTATACTTCTGGTTCTGATAATGGTTCTGGCGTGAATATCGCTTTGATGATGTACTCATTGCATGTTTCTCCTGTTGCTGTGTCTTTAATAGGTTGTACGTTTACTAATTCAGTACGTATTTGACATTTAGGAAATTCGTCGTGAGCACTCACTAAACGATCTTTAACTAATGCATAGTTATTTACATTAAATCCCATAGATTTTCTCCTTATGGTTGGTTAGCTTGAATAAAGAATCTAATATTATTAGACCCTTTATCCAAGTGTTATTGTTATTAATCTAGTAATACCATGTACGCTTTTGCGTTGTTATCTCTAAACCAGTCAAGTCCTTTGCGTACATCTTGCTGCAACTTAGGACTGGTCATATAATTAGGCATATATTGTGCGCCCATTATAACTGAGTAAACTGCTTCTTCTACTGGTGATAATCTGTAAGATTCACCACTAAAAGGATTTGTTACTTCTAAGAATTTATCCATTTGTCCATGTTCGTTAGATAATATAGAACAATCAGATAAATCGTATGGAAATTTTGTATACTTTCTTTTAGTAGTAACTTTTTTTCCATCGCTTGACATGTATGTTATATGGTCTTTTTCCATATTACACCTCCTTTACATCTACAGGTAATACTCCACCTGCTATTTTAGCTACTTCTGCTTCTTTGTATACATAATGCAACGAACCAGGGCCGTTACCCTCATCGTCTTGTCCTACAAAGAAAACATTATTCTCGGTTTCAAATATCAACCCAGTTCCATAATCACTATCATCTGGATCCCATTTTTGCCATTTAACACTAAGAATTGTTTGTCCTTTTAAAAGCTCTTCGGCTTTTTTGTGCCACCACATACTCATTTTAACCTCCAAAGTAAGTATTTTATGATTTCCCAAGCTACAATCAACAAAATTATTCCTAAAAATAATTGTGAAGACTGTAAACACGCTGCATACATAATATCTGCATCAGCGTCATACCAATAATGTCTCATTTTTATTCTCCTTCTTATGCATTTTCGTCATTTTCCTTGATATTGAACTGCATTATCCATCCATCAAGGTATTTTTTTTGATTTACTGGTACTCCAACGTAAACCCACCATGCTCTACCATACTTTTTAGCAAATTCTTCTGATTCTTGCATACCTTTTTCACTCCAAGGATCTACAAAAGTCATTGATTTCATTCTATCATGTATAGTTTCACGTGGTTTATTGTTTTCGTGCCATGCTTTTTCTCTACTATTCATTAATCTCTCCAACAATCATCACATAATTTTTCACCTGTTTTATGTTGCGACCAGAACATTTGATCTACTTTATTCATATATTCCCAATAAAGTAAATCATCTTCTAATTCCCAGACACCACATTCATCGCAAGATTTCCATACACCTAATTGATTATTTACACTATGCATATCTTTTACTAATCTTACAATGTTGGTATTTTTAAATATAATGTTGTTTTTGTTTAAATGACCTTCATGTTTGATTGAAAATGCTTTATCTATCATTTCTCAACCTCCTAATGCTGCTAATTCTGTTATGATACATAAATTCAAAACCTAATCTTTCCAATTTATCTATTTGTTTTTGAATTTTCTCTTGTATTTCTAACGCTTTATCAGACGCATTCATTTAGATCACCCCATTTTTCATATAGATCATCAAAGTTACTTAACATTTGTTTCCAAGTTTCTTTGTCTACTCCAGCTAATTGTCTTGCCATAGGACTCATCATATTGTATTGTCCGTCTTGCCTTACTTCTAACAATGCTATCCATTCACTTTTATGGATTTTATTTATTGGATCAGTATCAGTTCCAGTTCCAACTATTACTTCATTATTATCTACTGCTTTCATTGTTTTCTCCTAACTAATTAATATTATTCAGAACTGAGGTAAGTCCGCTAGTTGTGTTAGTAGGATAACCATACTCACCTCTATTCTGATTTAAGTCACTCAGAATATTCCATTGCTGGACCATCTGTAATGTGACTATTATTACTCATCTTTTGCAACCGTAATAAGGACATAAAGAAGAAAACCTTATATGGCACTAAAAGATTATTGTAATTATTCACGTACTTTGCCAACTTTGTACATCCATGTTTGTGGTTTCATACATACTAACCAGTCTTTCATAGATGGTATTTGGCCGCAATCTTCTTTGACGTGTTGTTCTGCAACGTAACGAACTGGTATTCTTTTACCATTTGATAATTCTAAATATTTACCAAATGTGTCAATACACCAACCGATACCTTCTGAATGATGTCGCATAGCTCGATGTGTAATGTTCGCAAAACCTCTTTTGCTATCATCAAACCAATGATGAATAGGAAGGTAATCATCAACATTACCTCCCCATTTTTTAACACTACTATTGCTATGCATCAAAGGATCCATTAAGATACCTTTAATTCATGAATGAATGCTGCAATATCGTAGATTTTATTTCTATCTTTCTTGATAGCAAAATCTAACGTTTGTTCTTCATAAGTATTCATTTTCAAAGTATCTTCTATATACTTTTTCAACTTATCTTTATGATCTGAACGAACTACATATTCATCATTATATGTTTCCACTTCCATGATGTTACGATTTTGTTCTACGCTAACTTCTACATGATATTCAGCATCAGGGTTAGTCGAAGGTATTATTTTGTATTGCACGGTATTTTGACTACCTTCGTTAATTTCCCAACCGCCTTCTAACTGAGCATAAGCATGATCTTCTATAGCATCCCAAGCATTATATGGTACTTTAGGAAACTGTAGTTTGATACCATGATTTTCACTGCCACGTTCACTTGGAAAGTATTTTTGAGTTACATGATTATTAGTAAATCTAAACAACTCAAGTTTACGATCTTCAGTGTGAATTGAACTTACAATCCATTTCATACCATTGGAATCTTGTTCAAGATCGTTAGCTTCTTTTAATTGAGCAACACAAACATTGTAAAAGCCTTCATTTGTATCACCTTTAACTGATGGTGTAAATGCTTTTTCAAAGTTTGCTTTAGAACCCCAATTATCACAACTAATATCCCAACTATACGTTCCTTCGTTGTTCCATTCTTCACGATAAGACAATGCTGCTGTTTCATAGTTTATTTCTATGTCATTAGCATTTGTATCGTAAAAACGTACTTCCTCAATACAACCACTATCGCAACTACCGTCAATACTTAATTCGATTATACGAATATCTGTATTTTTGTAAATGCTTTTAAAGTGTTGTGTCAGTTCGATCATTTTGGTATTTCTACTTAGTTTGTCACCAAACTGAGAGATATCCCACCATGACATATTATCTATTTTTTTACCTTTTCCGTTTTTACCAAAAGCACTACTACTTGCTTTGCTAGTATTAACTTTCAAGTTATTCAAAACAGTTATTTCTCCATATCTTGACATTTTGATTCCTCCATGATTTTCTTGTCACCACGTTCTTGTGCATACGAACATTCCCATGCAACTGCAACGTAATATGTTATTATATTCCTGATTTCATACGGTTCTTTATTGCTACCCAATAAGAACTCAACGAACTCATCCAGTGTTTGCATTTCCTGTTCATGTTTCTCGGCCTTAGCTTTGAAACGGTCATAATGCAAGTACGTTTGATCCTTAGCCATTTCGACTCCCTTCTTTGTATTTCGATTATCTTTGCTGTTAAATACACAGCCATGTCTAATGCTTCTTCTAAAGCATCTTGCAAATGATCACGAGTGTCATCAAATGGTACTTCTGCACCGTAATCTTTTGCACCTCGTTCAAGTCGTTTTTCAATCAACTTGACGATTTTTTCATTATTACTCATAGTTTTTCCTCCAACTATTGTTTAAGTGATAAGCGTGACTATAATTTCAAGTCACGCCTATCAGATGCATATTATTCCATTGTTTCCTCCTATTTTATTCTCATTTCATTAAGAATAGAGGTACAATTATCTATGCATCTCGTCTTCATAGAAGGAAGGTTCCACGAATTCTTGTTTATCGCTACTGCCAATAATGTTGCCAATATCGTCAATTGTGTCTACCTTCCATTTTCCATGTTGATGTGCTTGTTTTGTAAAGTGTGCTTTTAAGTGACTGATTTCTCTTTTAGAGTCATCACAACAAGGTTCAAAGATATTTAACTCTCTTGTTGTTACGTCACTATTTGCAACTGGTACTCTACAATGTTGACATATCATTTTTAACATAACTATCCCTTCACGACATTATAATATATCGCCCACATATATTTTAACGTCATTCTACTTGTTACTGCTAACTTCGCTTCATCAAAAGCCTCGCTGGTATTCAAAGTGCTAAGATTTACCTTGTATCTATCTTTGAACCATTTGCGAAACTTTTGTGAATGTGCTAACTTGGTAAAGTATAAATGTTCTTTTGGTGAATACAATTCACGCATCAAGATACCTCTATCTTTACCTTTCTATTCTTAGCCTGGACATTGACTAAGGTTATTTGCATATCATAATACTCTGATATGTTTTCTGATATATGTCCTTCTTTGACATAATCATCTACTGGTTTTAATTCTACATCATCATCTACTTTTGATTCTTCGATAATAATGTCGAATGCGGTGTCATTTGTCATCGTCTTGCGCAGCTTTCATTTCATTAAACCATACGCTTACGAAGACAATGATTGCACCAATAATTAACATCGTTTTCATGTTAACGCTCCCTTCTTGTGTTAAAGTGTAGCCAACCATCGCAACATTCATATGTGTATTGATATACTAACTGATATGAAGATATCGAGAGGTTGTTACGATGATTGGCATATTGTGATCTTAGTGAATAATGCATACACTTACAAGTGCTTTTTTGTAAGGTATTATAGTATAACGCTAACACGACACACGTATAGTGCATCAATGATAGCGTTAGTTCAGACAATTAGAGTTCATCTGGATAGACGAATACTGCAACGGTCTTAGAGCCCTTGCGAGCACCTTTCGTCTGAACTAAGGGTTGCCACTCTGGTTCGAGAACATCCATATCACACAAGTTGGCGTACTCGGTGAATGTCGATAAGAACTCTATGTCCTTGAACGATTGCTCCTTGTCGATACTCATCACGAAGCGTAAGCCAACTGGTGGGTTCTTCGGGTCTGAATTAAAGGTGGCATCAAACGCGTCAAGGTTCTTCAAGAGTACACGGGTACCGCTTTGAGTTTTATCTTGCTTGCAATACGTGTATGCACCAACGATAGAACCTTTATGCTGTTTGAGTTTATTGATTAAAGTTACTTTGTTCATAGTGAATTTCTCCTTCTACTGTGAATGTGATTAGATTATGAGACTGTGTTAAGCCTCCAAAAAGAGGGCAGCTACCTAACATTAATCGATTGGATTAATCTCACCGATAAATTTCAACGAAACTATAAGATTAATTCAACGATTGATGGTAGGTAGGTGGTATATATACCTCGTACACGCAATCTAGAGCAATTTTTTAAAGTATTGTAAGTAATTCATTTTTATTCATAAGTTATATAATGAAACACTTAGATAAGATACTACATTTTATAAAGGAAAATAAATTTTTGGAAAAATATAATAAACGTACAGGTAAATGGGAATCAGTAGAGATTGATCTAAGTGATCCTGAGATTTTAGAAACATTAGAAATAATGTCTAGCGAAATGGCAATAACGATAAAGAAAGAAAAAATGTCTATGGGTTTAGATAAAATCAATGATGAAGAAAGCAATTGATTGTAAGGTATTAACGTTAATAGTAACGTTAAGAGATACATTAATTATTTAGATAATTAATTACGTTAAGGAGAAACGTTAATGGCAATAAAGAAAAAAAGCAAACCTACGCTAAAAGAGATGATGGCTATTATGGGAAAGATGATGATTCATATAGAAACATTAAAAGCAGATATTACTAATAATGCTAGAGTCGTAGATGAATACATACAGTTTAATGAAGATAAGGATGATTTTGTTCAGTACTTAAAAGAAAAACTAGATATAGATGATAAAGATAAAAAAGAAACTGAAAAAGAATAGCTTTAAACCTGTAGAGTATTCTGTATGGGAAGAAAAGGAAGCTACGGATCTTTCTTATAAACATTGGCAAAAATGCGAAGAAGGCGACTTAGGTATTAGTGATGACGGCTTTGTAAGTGAATGTTTATATAAAAAAAAGTATAAGAACGGAACGGAGATGACGTTTCCCTATGGTAGACAATGGTTGGGACATAATAGAAGTTTAGAGTTCAAACCGCACTGGAGAACTAAGAACTTTAATACAGTGTCTACTAAACCTTATACAGAGATAGAAGCTAAAAGTAAACGTGCAGAACTAGCAGTAGATAGCTATTTGGCTTACAAAATGGCAGGAGAATCGCCAAACCTAGAAGTAATTGGTAAGTTGTATAGGCCTGACCAAGATAAACCCGAGATTGCTGCAAAAAGATTATTAAAGTCTAAAGAGGTAAAAAAGATGATTCAAAAGAAATTACAAGAAGTGTTAACTGAAAAAGAAATAGATGAAGGATACGTGTTAGATGTAATGAAGGATGCTATACTAGTAGCTAAAATGAAAGAAAATAGCGGCGATATGATTCGTGCTGCTAAAGAGTTATCAGTATTTTTAGATATGGCACCACACAAACAACAAGTAACAGAATCGTTAGAGATGGATATAAGCCATCAAATTTCTAATCAGTTTGAAACGCAAAAGAAAAAATTAAAAGCAACACAAAAGAAAGAGCTTCCAAGTGGAGAAACGGATAGTACTAAGAGGTAAAGAAAAAAATTTGTTAGTATTTTTAGCTACGTTTATCCAAGTAGCTGCAGATATGGACTTAGATGTAACTATTATAATTGATGAATAAAGACGACCTACTATTAGAAATGCAACAGGATATGTTATTATTCGGCCGAATGGTTATGCCGAATATGTTTAGCAGTGAATCTCCTCCGTTTCATTACGATCTTACAGATCAATTACTAGACACAGAATCTAAACAGATAAATATTATAGCACCACGTGGACACGCTAAGAGTTCAGTAGCTGCTGGTATTTTTCCTTTGTTTCATTTAATGTTTACAGAAGGCGTAAAAGTAATTGTACTTGTGTCTAGAACGCAATCACACGCTACAAAGTTATTAGGAACCATAAAAGATGTGCTTGACTATTCGCAAGAATTTCGATACTTCTTTGGGTATTGGGGAATGCAGTCTGCTAAGAAGTGGACCAATACAGAAGTAGAGTTAAAAGACGGTAGTTTGATTATTTGTAAAGGTACAGGGCAACAGATACGTGGTATTAAGCATGGTAATCAACGACCAACATTATTAATATTAGATGATCCAGAAGATGAAAATAATACTAAAACAGCAGAAGCTATGGAATATAATTTACGTTGGCTGTTGCAATCTGGTGTTCCATCCCTTGACCCGCTATCTGGTAGAATATGTGTTATTGGTACTCCGCAGCATGAACGTTGTATGGTGGAAACCTTGAAAGAAATGAAAGGTTGGAACACATTAGAGTTTAGACCTGACCTAGAAAAAGGCGTAGCACTATGGGATGAAGTGTGGCCAATTGATAAATTAAAACAAAAAAAAGCAGAATTAGAAAGTATTAATAGACTATCTGTATTTTATAGAGAGTACCTATGTCAAATAGTTGGAGATGAAGATGCACTGTTTAGACAAGAGTATATTCAGAACTATGACGGCTATATCGAAAAGAATGAACAAGGATTGTCAACTCTCATCCTGACGAACCTAAATGGTGAGGAAGTAGAAGAGAGGCGACCTGTAAACATTTTTACAGGAGTCGATCCTGCATCTAGTACAAGAAAAACAGCAGACTATTCTGTGATATTTAATATTGCAGTAGATGAAGAAGGTAATAGATTTTGTTTGCCCTATTATAGAAAAAGAGCAACGCCTTTAGATTTAGCAGATGCTATTATAAATAATTTTAAAACATACAGAAGTACCAAGACAAGAATTGAGTCTGTTGGTTATCAGGAAATGCTAAGACAATACATCAAGGAAAAAGCAGAAGAAATGGGTATGTTTATACCTGGTCTTGAAATAAAAGAAAATCCTAGAACAAGCAAATCTTATAGATTAGAAAGTTTGCAACCTTTGTTTGCTAGTAATAAAGTATACATACAACCTACTATGCAAAACTTTATAGATGAGTTGTTATTGTATCCTAGAGGTAAACACGATGACTTGTTAGATGGATTTTTTTATGCTAATAAAAATTGCTATAAACCTTTACACGAATCAAGCTTTACAGCTAAAAAAGACAAGTTATTTGGGTTATTGACGAGAAAAAGCTGGAAAACTCTATAATGTTCTTGACTTTTATTGAAATATTCTTATAAGTTAATAAAGAGGTTATGCGTATAGATATAAATAAATATCGATTTGATTTAGATCAATTTGATAAAATCTTACATAAAACAACAAAGATTCAAACACCAA